CGGAGCAGACGATTGCCGAGATGCCCGTTTGGGGCAGCTTCGTCCGCATCGGTGGCAACCTAACGCCGCAGCAGGTCTCTGGCATCATCCAGAGTGCCGACATGGGCCGGCCGCACTTGCTCGTTGATCTCACCCATGAGTGTCGCGAGAAAGACGGCCATCTGCATTCGGTGCTTGAGACGCGCGAGTGCTCGGTTGCTGGCCTGCCGTGGCTTATCGTTCCCGAAGGCGACAACCCGCGCAAGCGAGACATCAAACGAGCCAATCAATGCAAGCTGGCCATCTCGCGTGCCGAAGGGCTGCGTGAGGCCATCGCGCATATCGTTGGCGAGCCGCTGCTGTTCGGACATGGCACGGTTGAGATCGTTTGGCGCATGGCTGAGCCAAGCGACGGGCCGATGCTTCGCGGTCTGATGCTGCCGACCAGACTTGTTCCGGTTGCCACACGGCGCTTTGCGTTCCGCCAGGCGGACAGCGCGCTGCTTTACGACCCGGCGACTGACACGGGCGGGAATAGCGATGTGAGCGCGACCGGCGTTGACCTAATGAACGAGTTCCCGCATGGGAAGTTCTTGCAGGTGCGCAGGCGAATCAACGGCGATGTGCTGACCCGCGAAGGCCTCTGCCGCGTGCTCATGTGGGCCGCGCTCTTTCGCAACTGGACGCTGCGCGACTGGCTGACGGCTGCTGAGATTGGTTGGAAGCCCTGGCGCGTCGGGAAGTTTAAGAAGAGCGCAAGCTCGGAGGATATAACCATCCTCAAGTCGGCTCTGCAGCGCATGAGCTCGACTGGCACCGCGGCGCTGCCCGAAACGGTGGACCTGCTAGTCGAGTGGCCCAAGGGCGCCACATCAAGCACGCAATCACTGCACAAGGAGCTCTGCGAGTTTCTGGCCGGCGAGATCTCAAAGGCTGTGCTTGGGCAGACGCTCACAACCGAAGCAGGCGCGCGCGGTGCTCGTTCGCTGGGTGACACGCAGGCGGCCAACTCACTGCGGCCGCGCATCGAAGCGGACGCTGAAGTGATTAGCTCGGCGCTCACTCGTGACTTGGTCTCGGCGTTCTATCAGATCAACTTTGGTAATGCTGAGGGCGCTCGCTGGGTGTTTCAGACCGAAGACCGTCAAAACACCGAAGCGTTCGCGAAGGCCATCAAAGATCTTCGAGACGCTGGTCTCGAGATTCCTGCTGGGTGGGTACGTGATCAGATCGGTATGCCCCCGCCGAAACCGGGAGAGGAAATGCTCGCCGGTGCGGAAGCAGAAGAATCAGAAGACGATGATTCAGAATCAAACGGAAACGGCGGAAAAGAAGCCGATTCCGAAGACAGCTCCGAAGATTCCGGCGAGTCATCGGACGATTCCAAAGAGTGAATCTGCGCGGCCACGTGCTGCTCTTGGATACCGATTCGGCAACGCCGAGTCGCGATTGGTGAAGCGATGACACCCAAGCTCAAGCGCGCTTTCTCTATTGAGAGCAAGTCGTCAATCAATGAGATGGCGCGCACCGTGCGCGTTATCGCTTCTACCGATGCTCTCGACAGCTACGGGGAAGTCGTAGAGCAGAAGTGGGACTTGCAAAGGTTCATGCGCAATCCGGTTGTGCTCTACAACCACGATTCCCGCATGCGCCCGATTGGTAAGGCCACCGAATGCCAAGTCGTGAACGGCCGGCTTGAAGCGACAATTCAGCTTTCGAAGTCCAAGTCAAACGCTAAGGCCCAGGAGGTCTGGGAGGACTTGAACGAGGGGCTGATTAACGCTGTCTCGGTTGGGTTCTCGCCGCGCAGCTATCGCGAGGAGATGCGCAGCGGAGTCGAGTGCCTAGTGCTCTCAGACAATGAGCTGTTCGAGATCAGCTTCGTACCGCTACCAGCCAACCCCGATGCGGTTGTGCTGAGCGAAGACCCAGACCGCTGGACGTCACGCGGTGAGCTTGTGGAGCTCGCTCGCAAAGCCGCGTCGAGCGGCAAGGAACACACCATGAACGAGTCTGAGAATACGCCGCTCGAAGAGAAGAGTGTTGAAGCGGCTCCCGTGAATGAGCTTGAGCTGCGACACGCCGAGCTTGCAAGCAAGCACGATGATCTGCAGGTCAAGCTGGCCGAGCTCGAAGCCAGGCACGCTGCGCTCGAAGCCAAGGCGGCCCGAGTCGATGCGCTCGAAGCTCGCAATGCCGAGCTTGAGCTGGTGATCGCCGAGCGAGATGTCGATGACCTCATCGGCAAAAAGCTCCTGCCGTCCGAGCGAGAAGAGATGCTTGAGCTGCGGAAGGCAAACAAGGATTTGTTCGTGCGCCTAACTGCCAAGCGTCCCGAGCTGCAGTTGGCTCAGCAGATTACCCAACCCGATGCGGTTGCACCGAAAACTAATCTAGCCGCGGGCTCCGATAGGCTCGCCGAATACGTCAACAAGCTGGTTGACAAGTCCTAATTCAAACGGAGATACCCAATGGCTGTAAGAGCTCAAGAGCGTCTGCAGAATGCAGATATTCGTCCGTACACCGTGGCGTCCGCGAAGACCGTCACGCAAGGCTTCGCCGTCAAGCTGAGTGGAGCTGACGACCAGATCGAAAACATGGCCGCTGTTGGCGACAACTGCATTGGCATCGCGCTCGACAGCGGAACCGCTGGCAGCGTCGTGCGTATCGCCCTGTGGGGCACGGGTGTTATTCGCGCGAAGGTTGGCACCGGCGGAGCTACTCGCGGCGGACCTGCCAAGTATGCAAGCGACGGACTGACCGATGCCACTGTTGGCGGCGGCACTACGAAGCTCACTGTTCTCGGTCAGTTCGTTGATAACGGCGCTGCCGGCGACTTCGTCGGCGTGAATCTGGCCGGTTTCTCTTTCACCGTCGGCTCGTAATAGCCGCGCACACATCAGAGGGAATTCAGAATGTCTTTCGACAATATCCCCGTTGCACGCACCGAGCGCGGCATCCGTTCCGACAAGCTCATCCAGGAGATGCGCGGCGCTCTGTCCTCCAGCAATCCCGAGATCCGCGAGATGGTCAAAGAGGCCAATCGCGAGCTCGTGCACATCAAGAGCACGCCCGGCCAGGTCCACGTTGCTCAGGTGCTCACGAATATCAGCCTTCAGTACGCCAATGATGAATACATCGGCGATCAGCTGATGCCCACGATCGTCGGCACCGAGGGCAAGCTCAGTGCCGTGTACTTCACGTACGACAAGCGCGATCGTCTCGCCTATCCCGACGACACGATGAGCGATCGTTCGTTCGCGAATGAGCTCAACGAATCGCGCAGCACCGCTAGCGTCTCGCTGCTCCCCCGTGCTCTCCGCGAGTACGTGGACAGCTTGACACTGCAGAACCAAGACGCTCCGCTGAACGAGCTCTTGGATGCGCAAGTGACCGTGCTCGACGGTCTGATGTTCAATCGCGAAGTGCGCATTGCCACGGCTCTCACGACCAGCGGCAACTACGCTTCGGCCAACGTCAACACGCTTGCCGCGGCTTCTCGATGGGACTCGGCCTCGGGCGGTAACCCGCTCAAGGATATCGATGATGCCATCAAGACCATCTGGTCCGGAAAGGGCCCGGGCGGGCTTGTTGCGTGGTGCCCGATTGACGTCTGGAACGTGCTGAAGAAGCACCCGATGGTGCTTGACCTGTTCAAGTACAACGGGTCTTCGCCGGGCATGGCCACGCCGGAGATGCTTGCGGGATGGTTCGGCCTCGAGAAGATTCTCGTTGGCAAGGCTCGTAAGGACACGGCGAATCGCGGTCAGACCGCATCGTATAGCCGTATCTGGGGCTCCGATGCTTTCGGCATCGTTCGCGTTGATAAGGGCAACAGCGTGCGCAATGTCAGCTTCGGAAAGGTCTTTACGGACCGCGCTGCGCCGACGAGCACTACGACCTATCACGCGGACCGCGGCACGGATGGCGGGTACTACGTCCGAAGCGCGATCGCCGAGTCGGCACCGACGGTAATCGCTAATGATGCCGGCGCGCTCATCGCAACCTGCATCGGCTGATGAAACCGAAGCTGGCACCAATCGAAAAGCCGATATCTAGGTGGCGAGTGGTCGGACACGGGTGCGTGACTGCCAATGGCAAGACGTACCCGTCCGGCTCGATCATCGAAGACATCTCCGACGCTGATGCGCGCTCGTTGGGCGCGTTGCTTGAGCAAGTTTGATGGCATATCCGTACATCACGCAAGCACATCTCGAGCATCGGCTTTCTGCCACTCGTGTTGCTCGCATCTACGACGACAATCGCGACGGGTCAGCTGATGCCAATCCGATTGCGCAGCTCATTGCGGATGCGAGCAGCAAGGTAGCGTCTTATCTCCGCGGGTCCTATGACCTGGACACGGTCGCCGCATCGACTCCCAACGAAGTCGCGCGGCTGACCCTGGACGTTGCCTTCGCTATGGCCGCTCAGCGCCATCCTGAAGTCGTGCGGGTCGATTGGCAGCCTCTCATGCAGGCGGCCGAGAAGGACCTTGAGCGGCTCCGCAAGGGAGAAACGCGACTCGATGTTGTCGGGTCTCCGGAGCCAGCCACGAATGCAGGCGGCGCCGTTTACCAGCAAGACCCGAACGATGCAACGATTGATGCGTTGACGTTCTTCGCGAACGGGTTTGGCATCTATTGAGTCCACTGCGACGACCCGAAAGGGTAGGGCCATGCGCCCAAGACTGGTGCTCGTTGTGCCTACGGGTTTCGAGTGCCGCGCATGCTGTCGCCTGCTGGCGCGATGGTTCCGATCGTCGCGCTGGCCTACTTATCTGGAGGGTTCGATGCTGCACGTTAGCGTTGACCTGTCCGAGTTCGAGCGGCTCCGGCAGCAGACCATCACCAGGGCGCGTCAAGCTGTCGTTGACTGCGTTGCAGACGGCGCGAAGGCTGGCGAGTCGCACGCTAAAGGTGGGCGCTGGCAGGACCGCACCGGAAGGCTGCGCCGCGAGATTGAGGCTCGGCCTTACTCGTTCAATATCAACGGCGCCGAGTGGGACATAACCAGCCCAACGCCCTATGCTCCGTTCGTTGAATACGGAACCAAGCCGCATTGGATTCGTCCGAAGTTCAGCGGGATCGGACCAATGCAGGCGGGGCAATCGCGCCGCAGCAAGACGGACATAGGCACGCATCGAATTGCGATTCGCTGGATTGGACCTGATGGCCAGGCGCACTTCGCTCGCGCCGTCTTTCACCCAGGCACTCAGCCCATACCGTTCATGGCGCCAGCTGGCGAGGTAGCCGGCGACGAGATGGTCGCTTCGTTCGAGCGGCGCTGGTCCAACATCGTGAGCATCTGGAACTAACCATGTCGGACACCTATGGCGCAGAGACATTGCCGGTCACGGCGCCTGGTGCAACGGCTACCGTCAGCGACCGTGCTCTAGACGTGCTCGGCGCGTGGATGTATTCAGTAATCAACGCTGAGTGCTCAGCCGCCTGGACTGCTGTTGCTGCTGGCGAGCCAATACTGCGAGGGTATCAGACGCAAGACCCGGGCGGACAAGACTTCAACGAGAATCTGCTGCCGCACTTGTTTCTGTTTCGCACGCAAGCGAACCCTGCGCACTTCGAGGATGGCAACTGGGGCACGGATTCAACAGTAACGATGCTGTTCGTCTTCCCGCCTGCGGAGCAGTCGAAGGCGGCGCGGCGCATGGCCATCTTCAACGGCCTGCAGAAAGCTGTGCACCGCGCGCTTGGGCCACGCAACGGTCGGCATCCGAGTTGGGTTGTCGCCGGAGACACGGACCTCGATGCTGCCGTCTGGGGCTCAAGCATTCTCACGCACGCTGGTCTCGTGTGGTGCGAGTCGAACCCGTGGAACATCGCGGAAGTTCGCATCCCGCCCATGCTCGATGCGTACGATGCAATCAAAGCCGACTTTAGGATCCGCGAATACTACGTGGATGATCCGACACTAGACCAGACTGAATTGCTTACGACCATCTCGGCGATGGGCGGATATCAGTCAACGCAACAATCACAATAAGCGGGGAAACACATGGCTGCTGCTCGCACTCTTCGAGTGTGCACTAATCCGTATCTTGCGACCGATGCTGACAAGCGTCCGTGCTTCGCTGTGCATATAGACCCATACGATCCGCGATACCCGAAGGATGTGCGCGGATGGCGTGGGTGGGTTGGCGCAAAGATTGTCTCGTCCGTGATGATTCGCGAGGGCGATGAATCGCGTGGCGGGCTGCGAGCCAATCGGCACGATACGGTCTGGGGCTTCATCGGTGAAGCCATCGAACTGCCGGACACGACATACTATAGGCGCATGGTTGCCGATGGCGACCTGCTGCCGGCGGACGAACAGACCGCCAAGACTTGTCGCGCGCCTTTTCGCGATGTCGCGACGGTGCGCTTTGAAACTCAGCTAGCCAACGAGGCGCAGGACGCCGTTTGGCTCGACGAAACCAACGGAGATTGATCAATGGCAATCGTTCTCGCGAGCCTGTCGGCTGACGATAAAGTCCCCGGCGTTTACCAGGAAAACAAGTTCGGCCAGGGCGCGTCGAGCGTTGCCGATCAGCCGCGCTATGTCGTGGTCACTGGCAACAAGCTATCTACAGGCACGGCCACTGCTGATTCGTACGTTGGTCAAGTCTACTCGACTTCGGAGGCTGACACGCTGTTCGGTGCCGGCTCCGAGATTGCGCTGCAATGCCAGGAAGCGCTCGAGACTGGCGCCGCTGTGATTGCCGCGCCCGTTGCCGAAGCTGGCGGCGCCGCTGCATCTACGCTGGTGGTTGCGCATTCGACGCTCGGCACCGGCACGGGCCAGATCACGCTTTGGGTTGGCGATGAAACCATCACGTATGTGGTTGGCGCTACGAAGAGCGATACAGCAGACAATCTGGTTGCCGCCGTCAATGCCAAGGCGCGTCTGTTCTGCACCGCAACGAAGGGCGCCGGCGCAGCGTATGACGTGACCTTGACCGTCAAGAGCAAAGGCGTGCGCGGGAACGCGTGGTATGCGAAGCTCGACACTTCGCTGGCTCCGAGCGGCAACGTCACTACGATCACGGGCGG